GAATAAACCAGCACTAGTTTTAAAATTTGCTGTATCATGAAATACAATATATTTACTTACAGTAGGTCCGTGTAATCTTAGCTCTTGCATCAAATGATCAGGTTCGTGTAAACTATCTATATGCAATAAATCGCATTCATAAACTGAGTTTGTATCAAGGCTAGACATTCCTATATACTTAAAATCAATGTTATGTTCTTTAGCATAATTTTCAAAAAGCTTTTTATACGGATTATAATAATATGTTGCAATATCATAACCGCGTATTACTTTTGGGTGTTCAAGCATCATGGCTGCAAGAGTTCCGCCTTGACATACACCAAGCTCTTTAATAACTTTTACATCTGGATCTCGTGCACATTTCTTTAGTGCTTTATGATGCTCAATATATTCTTTACTATGAGCTCCGGCTTGTAGCCTCTTTATCTCTTCATAAAACTCAGGAAGAGATTCGACATACGTCATATCAGGTTTAATCATATCATACTCATTAAATCTTTTACGTTCTCTCCACGATTTGGTAATTTATCTTTTAGAAAGAAATGTACAAAATTGCATTCTTTAATATTAGTATTTGCTGTAAACAATCCATTCCATTTCCAGTCTAAATTGTTTACAGTCATTTTTTCTTTCTTTACCCAATAGTTAAGTAAAGTCTGGTCTGTTGACCATTTCCATGGACCCATGCCATCAACAAAAGCTTTAAACTCTGGTCGACGGATAAACTGTTCAGGTGTTTGTCCTCGTAGATATTTACTAATTGAGTTGTTGATTACCATCATACCCATATTATAAAAGTCTGCACCTAAATCATTCCAATCGAATAACTCAGATATGCTATTATGTGCATATTGCATTCTACTATAGTTGTGAATCTTTGCCTGATATTCAGGCGTGATTGCCATTGTTCTTTCTATAACTCCAGCAAAATCACAATCAGTGCCACTAGCGCTAAAAACACATTCGTCACAATCAGGCCGTATAAAAATATCAGCGTCAATAATAGCAATTTGATCGTACGAGTCGAGGTAAGCGAAAGCATTTTCTTTCTCATAGATCGGAAGGAATCCACCATATTTTTCATATGACTCTCTGCTCCTATTTGTTGTAAAAATATCCGGCGCAATGCATAGAATAGGCTCACGTTGAATTAGATAATGTGCGCCTATTCTATCTGCGTATTCTTTTACGCTTTGTGTACAATGATCATATAACTCTGATCGTTTGCCGGTGTACACTTGATAAATCAATCTTTTCATAACAATACTTATCTTTATTTTTTAGGCTTAACATCCATTGACATTTCGCCACCTTTGCCTTTGCCCTTTGTGTAAGCTTGAGCACCAAAGAATGCTGCAACCAAACCAGCAATAGCGACAAAATATGTCGGTGCAATATCACCAATAATTTGTGCCGCTTTATCTACGCCTACTAAACTTGTGATGAGGATGAGTACAGGATAAAGTAACATACCCCATAAGGCAAACCAAGCCATTGCACGGATTTGGTCTTCCTTAGCATCTTCATTCTTAAATCTTTCACGTTCTTGTTCTAATCTCATAAGCTCTTCAGCTTGTTTCATTTCTTCGTCGGTTATGACTCCGTCGCCGTCAACATCAAGTTCATTAAATATGGAATCATTTTGAAGAACCTTTTGTTTCTTCGCCATATACTTCTCCCAGTATTTGTTTTGATAGTTCCATCACAGGTTTATAATTTTTACGGAACCTATTTTTCTTATGCCCTTCTTCTACGAAGTGCTCGATGTTATTTATAGTACCATTAAGGTCTGGCAAATTAAAGCCACGTCCTTTCTGCACTAGTTCCTCCCATTGGCTTCTCATATTCAGGACTGTAAAGAAATTCATGTGTGTATTTTCCTTTCACTAAACGGATATCTTTTGTTGTCTTCCAGTATAACCAACTCATCATACAATGGTCTCTATCAAAGAATACGACAGTATCAATTAGCCATGCTAAGTTTCGTCGACCATCTCTTTTCCACTCATACTGGCGAGCAGAAAAAGTTTGATTAGATGCACCACCTAATATTACATTAAATAATACAGATATTGATACACCAACTCTTTTAAAATATTTACGGAGGGGAGGTACGTAACTCATGATTGTACGCCTCGATCGCTTTGAATAAATCATCTGTCCAATTATCCCTATGTTCTTTAAACAATAGCGGTTGTTCATTATCAACATCCATTATAGTTACAAGATTTACTATAGGCATACCTGTTCTTTCTTCCCACATAATTGCATATGCAGCTTCTTGCATAAAGTAATTTGTGATTTTATCTTTTGTCTTTATCCTCTTTGAAGTTTTAAAGTCAATAATAGATGGTACGCCATCGAATATACCTACACAATCAACACGACCAGCTACACCTAAATGCTTAGAGTATAGTGGACATTCTTGTTCATATATTTTGTCTATTCTGTGAAGGTAAGGTTTTAGATTCTCCAAAGATGCTATAACATCTGGAGTCCATTTAGTTGCATCATATTCATTATCTAAATATTGTTCAACTATCTCATGTACTTTTGTACCCCGAGTTGAAGCTCGTCGAGAAATTAAATTAGCTTCAGCTTCACCTACTCTTTTTCGCCAGGCTCTGATTGCATCGCGAGAAAGTAAGCTAAGCACAGTGGTGATACTTGGATATCTACTACCATCCGGGGTTTTATAAACACGACCGGTGTCGGTTGTGTCTGCATCGAGGTCGTCATAACCTAGATCGATCTTTTCGTGTATAAATTGTTTCATCTTTCTCATTCACTTTATCCATAATATCATCATACTCTTTATTAGAAAATTTTATCTTTGGTGTATTGCTTAGATAATTATTCTTGTTTCGACCTTTCTTTTTATTTCTAGGATCGAAGCGAGCATATTTAGCCATGATCTTATCCTTTTTTAGACATTTATATTATTACGCCTACCACTATTTTTCTTCATTTCTTTTAATACATCTTTCCAACCATCACCTGCACGTGACAGATTAGATCTACCAGCGTTAGCTGCTATTTTTAATGGCTTGAGTACGTGTAAAAATTCTGGATTTTCATCTAGAACGATTTGAAGATCCTCATAACTCATTTGAACATCCCATTCATCTTGAGTAGTTGTATCTTTTAGCGTATATATTGGCATGATATTTCCCTTAAAAAAATATATATAATCACGCTACGTTAAACCAATCAGGTACATCACGCTTTGTCCATACCATATTGAATCTATCTTTTTTTGTTTTGTAATATTCTTTGTATGAACGAACAGTCTGACCTTCATGCATGCATTGTGGTTCATGAGTCATTGCAAGTTTAAATTCTGTGAATGGTACATGAGGAATATTTTGTGGAGGCTTTACTAGCCAGTATTTTAGTTTCTCTGTGCTATGTGTTTTATCATAACGATAAGTGTACTCGTTAAGTAATGCAACAAAGTGATCATAATGCCAACGATAATTGTACACTGATTCCATAGTCCATACAGTACATGGATGTCCATGATGTACGGCTTTGTAGAGTACATCTTCCATCTCTGGTTTCGGATGTACCCAGTAATTAACTTGTGTCTTGCCAGATTTTGACGGACGTTTTTCGACGTAACCATCCAGCATCCGGTGGGCTGTTGACAACATTTGTGCTGACTCTACAATCATTTTAACAACATGCTTGTCACATTGTAGTTGTGCAGCTGTTTCAGGATTTGTGTCTAGTACAAAAATATTCATAGTATACTCCTCCGCTTAATAGCGATAATTTATTATACACAGATTTGACGGAGAAGTACACAACTATTTTCCTCCTAACCTACTTTTTTCATCTCAGCAATGTGGTAATCTAAAAAATCTTTACGTTTTTGTACCTTTGTAGCAATATCGATCTTACCCTTCTTTGCTAGCTTATGTACATAACCTTTTAATCTTCTTGAATCCCTCTTTAATCTTTCGATCTTTGCTGATATTATCATACTGCTTTTCTCCTAAGTAAAAAAACCACCGAAGCCGGAGCTCAGTGGTTTAACTTAATTTATTAGAATCGCCGCATTAGCCTTCGTCCTGTAATAACCCTGGAAAAGCTTCGTCTATAACTGGTCGACTAATGCCATCAGGTTTTTCTTTGCTAACCATCATGATGACTAACTTGGCATCTTCGGGGTGAATGCCTTCTAAAAGCTGAATATATTTTTTCTCTCTTTCGAAATTTTTTAGGTTGTCGCCTGGACCGCCTTTTAAAAACCATCGAAATTCTTTATTTTTATTTAGAAGGTTGGTTGGTGTGCTTTCAGGTGGCGATGGAGTATATGGAGGCGCTCCTGCCGGTAAGTTGAAAGC